TACTGATTATCTTCGGCCACGCTCGTCCCAAAAGTGTAAGGGTCTCCAGGCATAACAGGAGTATTCGAGTCGTCAGCTGAAGTAGCTAAAACTGGTGCTATATCTGCTTGTGGAATATATTCTGACTCTTCTAAGGACCGCTCTGCCTTCAAAAGACCTGGCGTTTGCGGCTGCATAAAAACAGACAACTGACTCAAGTTTTCCATTGCCGGTACGGAAACAGCAAAGTCATCACCAGCAGCAACCCACACTTGAATAAGTACTGAAGCAGGGGTTAAAGATGGAGTGGCTAACTCGTTTACTACATAAACGGACAAAGTACCATTGGAGTCAATACCATTTCCATCCACTGGACCTGTCGTACTAAGCATATTGCTAGGGATTGCATTACTAAAAGGTGTAACCATGCCCCAAGCTGCGGGCGCTGTCCATTTAACCTCGTACTCAAAATCTCTTTCCTCTGTAATATCAATTATAGTAGAATATGCCTGATTAAAGGGTACCGCACCAATTGGCAATTGTTTAGGTTCATATACCAACCTTAATCGCCCTCTATGGTACTCAGAACACACAACGTTAAATCTAAACTTGATGGAGCCCTGCCAACATGAAAATGGCGCTGCGGCATAAGCAATAGCAGTGGGATGCCATTCATCCAAAGTTACTCCGGAAACAACAGTTGACAATTTCTGGGCAAACGATGGTTGCACTCGCATTGAAGCTAATAGACTATCGGTTGTAGCACTCTCGCTCCACGGAAATTGCGCCCAAAAAGAAGGTCGTTGGGCAATAGAGGCAATAGTTAGTTCATCGTGACCACCTAAGCCCATTACTCTAGTATCTATTGTTAGTTCATTTTTTGAATCCAAAGACAGTTTCACTAAAGCTTCAGGCGCATCCGTATTACACATATTCCCAGCTATACGTGGCACCACAGGTCGCACATCGTCAAGAATCTGCGGACGTGAATAACCAAAAATCTTGGCCACTTGACCAACTCGCGTAGCAACCATAGACGTAGCTTTTGCATAAGGTGCAAGTACAGGCACCATAGATAATGCATTAGCCACTTTGGCTATTGTTGAAGCGGGTTTACTTATTAAGCCATCATGCTTGAACTCATCCGTCTGGTTTGACAACTTACGCATAGAATTTTTCTTCTTAGAGTTAGCTTGCTCAACGAACACAGGAAAACCATACTCGTCAAGGGGTGCATTAGCATCCCCAGACTGGGTCTGGTCAAATGTGGTGGGTATAGCCAATTCCAAATTCTCTGTCCAAACAAACATAGAAACTGTTAATGGATCTGTTCCTCCATTTGCATGCCTTAACACATCGAAATCACTGATAACCAAGGTGCCTAATTCGTCTGTCCAGTTTGTGGCGGTTATATCGAACCAATTGTCAGGCCAGATATATGGTAACAAAATTTCTCCGCCTTGTGACGTTGTGGGATCAACCAAAATATGAGGTCTCTGGGAATATTGCGTAAAGTCAACTCCAAAACCCAATCTATCAATAGTTATTTCATCACGTACTCGATATGGATTGTAGGCGACTATTAATCTCCCATAGTAGAAAGAATTCCCGTTTATAAGAACTTTAAGACGTAAATTACAACGCATATTACGATAACGGTTCATCTTCTGCTTCACATCGGAATTACCAAAATATAAACTCCATGGGTTAATACTGTAGTTAAACCCAGTTGCCCCAGGTGTCCACTGCTTTTCCCAAATCTTAAGAGGGCGAGCGAGAAAGTCCTTCAACTCTGCGTCCTTAAAACCTGCCAGGGCATACGTCTCATCACGTTGAACAACAATATCGTATGACCAAGGGCTTTCGCCATCTACGAATGTGACGGCTTCCTGTGCAGAAATATTATTTTCCTTATTTACAACATACCCGGCACCTGCACTAGTACCGGACGTCGATTCATTATTCAAATTTACAGTAGCGGACATCTTTGTTTGTACACTGGATTCACTGTCCAATGAGATCCAGGCAGTTATATTTACATTGAGTGACGAACTCCCCAGTAAAAACCGGTATCCTAAGGGTAGGATGTCTACATGTACAAAGCTGTTCACATTATATACAAAATACACAAAAATACATAACACGCAGTAATCCATATATACACGACCATTTTCAACTAAAGCCCCGGATGGTTCCGGAGTTGGATGCTTTTTCTGCCATCCCAAGGCAACACACATATATATACAATTACCAAGGATCCAAATAAGGATCGAACAAAAATTCGTCTATTACACTTATAACTCCATAAGGCAAAAATGGCAAATTTGGTCCCTGAAAAAGCTCTTCATACATAAACTCACAAAAACTGCACAACACAATTCCCTCGTCAATTCGTTTTTCACACACAAGTACATCGCAATGTATACTAGAACGTGTAATAATTTCCCATTCCGAATCAGAATCGTCAATTTGTCCGGTCTGTTCCTCAAAAGCGGTTTTAATCCAATTGTTCACATCACCCACTGACTGTGTATACTGCTCGTCAATATTCTCATCGACATTTTCCTCATCCTCACCAAGGTACCTCACCTTAAAGAGTTTAAGTCTGTCTTCATAAGATTCAGATAGCATTTTACACGAA